ACCGCTCTTCTTCTGTGTTGTTTGCCCACACCTTTCGCAAGTAGGGAAACTTTGTGTAGGATGACTGAATGGTTCCCAGAATCGTAGCCATACGAACCTTTCTTTCCAGATCTGTAATACTATCTGTAGCACGTACAACACACTCCGTTAGGTTACAAAACTGATATGGGCGTAAGATGATTTCGCTGCAGGGATTAGTACCAAAGTCGTAATTACTATCCCTTCGGTTATATTTTTCAGCCTGTTTCTTACTGGCTTGACGATTAAAGATTCCCCGCTCACCTGACTTAGACTCAACTAATGCCATCCACTCACGCATAAACGTTTCCATATCGGGCTTTTCAGTGTAACTAACACTGTTATTAGCTAAGGCTCTCCAACTAGCAGTCTCCCACCACTGACCTGACTTAGCGTGACGCATACGATCATCACTTAAGTTAGACAGAGAGATCATAGCTGAACGCCTCACTCCACCTACGACTACGATCTGACCAATGAAACACATAAGATCGTGACACTCAACGCTGGACAGCTTACGCCCTTGTGCATTCTTAAACGTAGTAATAGCAAAGTTAAACAGTTCTACTAAAGGCGCTGGGCCACTGGCTCTACCACCAAACGTCTTAAGCCTAGCACCTGCAGGACGTACACGAGAAACATCCCACTTAGGGATTTCACCAGCCCAGAGGAGTGCAAGAACTTGACGGAACGCCTTAGCCCAACCTTCCTTGCTGTCTTTGACAACGACTGTGGTATCACTGTAGAACAACTCAGGTACTTCCGGGAGCTTAGTAACATACTGACGCTCGACAGAGAACCCGACACCAGTACCGCACAAGAGAATGTACATAGCCTCATCGAAGGACTTAGGGTCATCTACGGGTAAGTAGCTACAGTTATACCCGGCAGTGTTGTCTCTGTCAAGTGCTGGCCCTGCAGTCATCATAGCTCGCATAGATGGCATAACTTCAAGGTTCATAATAGCTTCACTAATACGCTTAACATAGCTATCTTTACCCGTCTTGGGATGGACTACATTTTCGATGTATCGCTGCACTGTATCGCCCCAAGTCTCACGCCCCTTCCCGTCATAGTACTTAGCATATCGTGAAAGAGCAATAAAGCTCTGGTAGTCTGTTGGTAGGTAGTTATTCATCTATTGTCTCCTGATCCCTTTAAAACACCACGCTGCTCTCTGTCATCAAGCTTTGCCATATTCATTTCCATAGTCTTTTGTAGATTACCCCCAAAGATATTTGATAGGGCTGTTACATAAAATAAAACATCCCCTAATTCTTTCAAGATATCTTCATCACTAAATTTACCCTTATCTCTAAAGACCTTCTTTATCTTTTCAGCCACTTCACCTGCTTCACCACATAGACCTAGAGTGTTTTCCAATAAACGCTCTCTACCTTTAGTAAAAACCTTGTCCTCAACAAACTGACTGTAAAACCTAACAGGGTCTTTACTATAGTCAGGACTGTTCTGAAACATATCAAAGTATCCGAATGCCTCTAGATCTGTCTCGTTAATCATTGCCGTTCCTTTATGTTTAAGTTTTCTAATTTAATTGCTTCTGAGTCATAAAACAAGTCTTTGATGTAATCATAAACATCTTCCTCGTGAGCTTCCTCTACAGAGGATAGGATATGATTGTCTTCATCAAGTTTAAGAAGAAAAGTTATACTAAACTTTCTCATTTATGTTTTCCTTTATAGTTTTCAATTAGCCAACCAAGGTATACCTGAGCCTTTTCTAAATCTTCTAACCCATTCTTATACTCGTGACGCCAAACGTACTTCAACACATTACCAGCCATATAAGCACTAGTACCATCCATTTTACAAGTCATAGCACGTATAGCTTCAATACACTCTATACCAGCCTGATTGTAGTGTACAGGTTTGCTTACTGGATTGTGACCCTTTACTGGTGGCTCTTTCTTAGTAAACTCTTCTTCCATACCTTCAAAAAGTTCCTCTATAGCAAAATCTGTCATTAGGCACTTCCCTCTGTCTTTGTCCATCTAGTGAGGCGAAGAACGTTACCCTCTCTAGTTATCTCTGGTTTCTTCTTCTCTTCCATATAGTCTTCCATTAACATATTACGATGATCTTCGATCTCATCTAAGATATCTGGGTACTGCTCAACCCAGTCTAGAAAAGCTGACATAAGAGTTATAACGTGTACTAAGTGAGCCTGTGTATCATTATCAAGGTGTGGAGAAACATATATACCAGTGGCAATATCTCCTGACCAACTTCCATCCTCTTCTATAACAGGCTTAACAACTAATGCCGCTTCATCTTCTTTAACTTCATAACGAGCCATCAGGCTTTCCTTCTTTTTACAGTTATTCTAGTTTCTTTACAGGGTTTTCCACGTTCTGTCAACCAATCCTTTGGTATTAGTCTGTGTGACCATTTGAAACCATACTTGTTACACCAATCTGAATAACGAGACTTTGCACCTTTGTATAATCTAGAGTTAGCATTACTAAAGACAAACCTTATATCTAACTTAGGGTGTTGTCTTTGTATTTCAAGATGCTTTCTCCTATCAGCTGCGCTAAAGATACCTTTGGTTTCTATAATAATACCGTTGTCCAGTTCAAAGTCTGGTGTGTATGTGCGGTACTTTAGATCTTCCCATTCTATCTTTAACTTCTCGTATCGAACTTCTTTTTGATGCTCTGATAAAAAAGCAGCGGCCTCAACTTCAAGACCACTGCGATATAACCTAGTGTTATGTCTTCTCTTAGCCATTAACTTCGACATAATTAACTAGGGGTGGCGTTAGTTTACCCTTGTATACTTTTGAAGGCAGTACTTTTAGATTAGGGAAACACTTATGTTTAAACTGACAGAAATTACACCCATCATTTAATACAATGTTACCACTAGGCACCCTTCGATAAGTTTCTGGAACAGGCTGAAAGCAACGCTCAAAGGGTTCATCATTGTCAATATAATCAACAGTGTTTTGAATATCCTTAAGAACTTTCTCTTTATCTACCCCAGAAGCATCAACATACTTGAACTCACCACTGTTCTTATTGATAACCCACCAGCCACCTACGTCTTTACCAGCACCCTCTGAGTAACCAACTAGCTGAGATACATACCCGAATCCATCACTCTTTTGCATATCTTCAATAGATTCAAACTTGTTGTTGTATGAATACCAAGATGCAGACTTAACATCGTCAATCCTTCCATCCATTTCCATATCATACTCTCCCTTAATCTCTTGACCATTAGGGAGTTTTAAAACAACTTTATCATTATCTTTGAAACTAACATCAGACGCAGTAAGCAAACCTTTAAACACAGCCTCAACAATATCCCCAAGAATCATATTCATAAGGAAGTGGGGTGGAAAAGGTTCCTTACCTTCTGGATCATTCTTCTCAAACCATAGCTGACACTTAGGTCTACCTATGTTAGACATACGCAATCTAAAATCGTCACGAGGCCCACTAGCAAACTGCTTTAGCATAGCTGCCTTGACATCAGAGGCGACTTTATCAATCACCTCTTCTGCCATTGCAACCTCACCTGCCATAGCTTTCTGCAAGTACGTGTAGACAGATAACTCTGCAGGGTGATTCATTAGAACACCTCTCCTTCAATAGTGTTATCTTCACAGTTCTCATTATACTTTTCCAAGATCATATTATTTACGTAGTCAACATAGTCTTGAAAGTTTTGAATGTTCTCCTTATCAGTAGGCTGAATGTCAACCTTTGATCCCGGGGATGCAACTATAACACCATAGTCCGGCCCATTAGGGATAGACTGGATGTCACCTGTTAAGTTAATCTCCTGAGTGAGAACCTCTATAGGACGTTTCCTAGCTAAGACTGAATCAATAGATTTCAAACTGTCTCGATTCTTAACATCCATAATGAATGGAATATCTTGGATAGTAGTGCTTACAGGGTTACCTTCTTCATCTACAGGGGAGTCTACAGACAGGTGGCCCATAAGAACCTTAACCCTTTTGACAGACTTCATATGCTCTTTCATAGCATCAGATAAGCTGTCATAGTCTTCTACATAGCCCCCAGAAGGACGCCCTAAATTGTAACTACCAATGTTATCCTTTAGGTCACCCTTTAAACTAGGTGCCATAATTGATTTTTCCATTTGTTCTGTGTTGTTATTCCATCGTGACCACTGCATACGAACAGCCATAATACGAATAGTGATTTGTTGTGCGTAAACAACCTCATCACCTTGTGTAATTTGATATGTTCCAACAGGTAGTACCTCTGCTTTTATTTGCTTACCGCCCACATCTTGCATACCCATAATAGCTTTATGGATCTGGGTGACCCTAGTTATACTTGGTGTAGACGATTGGTCTGTACTAGCCGGGATGATCCCCATCATTGCTTCAAGATCATCACCAAAAGTTGCTAATTCCGTATTCATACTTATGCCCTTTCTGAGCGTTAAAAAGAAACCTAGTTATAGCTTATTAGCTAAGTAGTGTCAAGTAAATTAGTGTATGTCTGCGTAAGTTTTTCCAAACTGTGCATCGACACCAAGATCAACATTCAGTCGTAGCTGTCTGTTAACTTCTTCTATAGAGTAGTTCATATTCATTGCTGTTTCTATCTGCTTTCCTTCTTTTACAAGCGCTATAATTTCATCGTGAAACTGACCCACAGTCTTAACGTCCTTATCACGACACTTCTTAACCCAAACATCGAAGCAGTAAACCCCAGTGCTTTGGTTTAGTGTAGAGAAACGATCCTTCTCGCTGCGTAAACTATGCCAGAACTTTGATACAGGATTCTGAACCCACATACCACCAAACAGTTCACGCTTACGTAGTGTTGATGCTACCTTCTGTACTGACCAGTTACGTGACCAGAATGCATCTAGTAGCTTCTGAGCTTCCTTCTTTGACATACCTGTCTCACGAGCTAGTTTAGCGGCCCCTACACCATAGGTAGCTGAGTAGTTAACTACCTTGTAGTTCTTGCGTAGATCTTTAAGAGACTTCTCACCTGAGTTGTGCTTGTCGATATCCTCTTGGCTAATTATCCCGGCGTGTTTAGCTAGGTCAAGGTGAGGATCAAAGCCATCCCTAGACATTTCAGCTACATAGCTAGGGTCAAGAGGCTTCATATAGTGACGCTTAGTCGTGTCCTCTAGGCTAGTCATATCAGCCCCACACAGAACGTAACCCTCTGGTGCAGTCAGTAGACCACGTATCTCTTTACCGTAGGGCTTCTCCACTGAGGGAAGATTAACTAGAGGCTTTGCGTGTTTGAATCGCAAGGTATTTGTCATACCCGCAATCGTAGCCTGTACATAACCATCAGACTCACAGTCTATGATACCTTTCAGCACAGCAATACGATGACTAAGGACAGACAGTCCATCTAGGATAGCGACTGCAGGATCTTCTGAGGTAAGCTTAGTGACAGAGGGGCAAAGTTCTCCATCCTTACGCACCTGTGGAACCTGACGCTCAACACCGTCTGGCCCCCGTACAAACTTAAATGTGCGAGGAACCCAGCCAATAGAGTAGAGCCATTCTTTTACTTGCTCTGGTGAATTAGGGTTACCCTGACGTTCACCTGTCTTGACAACAAAAGACTGTACACTGTCTGGCTGTTTGTACTGCTTACGTAGTTCTTCAAACTTCTCACCGTGAGCAGAAAGTTCACCATCTTTCTTGTACATAACCTTTGGACGTTGCTGCACCTTAGTTAAGATCTGCTTTGGCATAGCATCCGCAAGCTCACCTATCTTTAACTCTTTTTTAGCTTCCCACACATATAGGTAACCCATAGCAGACTCAATATCAACCTTCCACTTCAAGGATTCTTGCTCTGCAGCGCATTCCATCTTGAATGATAGGTACTTTATAAACTGCCACTTATCTTGATCGTTAGGGTA